TACTACATATTAGAGAAGAACAATTTTGCTGTGTGGAAGCATAGTGGAACACCAGAATGGTATACGAAAGGAATATCCAATGCCAACGTATGATTACAGATGTGAAAACTGTGGAAATGAATTTGAAGATTTCCTACCTATGGCTAAAAGAGCTGAACCTACAGAAGAACCCTGTGATAAACAAATTGAGAAGACTAAACACATGAGTATTAAATGTGGGGGAAAGATTAATCAAGTTCCTGGCTCAACACCAACCGCGTTTGCGTATGATAATATATCATCGCCTGGACACACTAAAAAGCCACCAAGCTGGATGACCGATAAACTAAAAGAAATAAAGAAGGAACAGCCAAAAAGTACGATGTCTTGGCATCATTAAATTAAAAATATATTATGAAAAAATTTAATCATTATGCTTCTAGTCTTTTAGATTTGAAAACTGAAAATGTAGATGGAAAGCGACACTATGTTACACCCGATGGGAATAAGTATATATCAATCACCACACTTCTATCAAACCTCTCCAAAGCTGGTATACAGAAGTGGAGAAACCGCGTTGGAGCGGAAGAGGCCAATAGAATCTCCACAAAAGCCTCGCGTCAGGGAACCGGCGTACATAGTATCTGTGAGTCCTATATCAAAAACGAAGACGGATTTCTAGATGGTCGAATGCCCAATGAGGTGGAAATGTTTCAGTCCATTGAATCATTACTTGATTGTATTGATGATGTGCACTGTGTAGAGGGGGCTCTCTATTCGGATGATTTGAAGTTGGCTGGTAGAACAGATTTGATTGCAGAGTTTGACAATCAACTGGCCGTGATTGATTACAAGACCTCTAGAAAAATAAAGACATGGGAAATGTGTCATTCATATTTTATGCAGGGAGCATTTTATGCTATGGCGTATGAAGAACGAACTGGAATCCCAATAAACAACATTGTAATCATTATGGCAGTGGAAAATGAAAAACCATTGTTGTTTAGAGAGACTAAAGATCGTTGGATTGAGCCTTTGAATCAAGTGAGACATAAATATATGTAATGAATTTTGTTTGATGACCTGAGAAGATATCTAAGTAAGACGCTGGTTCGACTCCAGCTGGCTCCACCAAGGGCACATATGATTGAGAAACAAAAGGCCACTATCATCAATTATGTGTTTCGTTGCTGGGGCCATCGGGTATTCGATTGCTAGAGAGAATATCAGAGAGAACAAAAAGGGTGATGACCTACATCGAACAATTTAATCGCAAATAATTCCGATTATACCGCATATTCTTACGCACTCGCTGCGTAGAGTATAGCCGAGTTAGGGTTTCGACTCCGGCCAGTCGCTTGGGAACAGAAGAACTGGCCACCACACTTAGAAAGGAAATATGGCAGGAGGACATCAAAACGAATCAACTTCAGATAATAGAGCAAAAGTTTCTAGGAGTAGGTTTGAACAGGATGTAGTGCGACTTGATGCACCACCTTGGTATTTGATTCCAGAAAGACATGAAAAAGATACAGGAGATACCTTTAAATGGTTCATTGTACCTCATGGTGCAGGATTGTGTAAAGTTTCATGGCCTGATGGGCCCAAAGGACAATTAGAATTTGATTGGAGATAATTTATGGCTGAATATATAAATGAAGAACCTTGTGAATTTATTTATAACATAACCGCAGTAGAGAAAGTTGTCGATGGAGATACTATTGATGCAGTTTTTGATTTGGGGTTTGATGTACGGATATGCAATAGAATCCGCCTGCTCGGAATCGACACACCAGAATCTAGAACAAGACACAAGAACGAAAAAATCTATGGTAAGTTATCCTCGGCAGCTCTCAAATCATGGGTACATTGGGCAGTCATATCAGACAGAGATGATATTGAAATTCAATGTAGATGTCCAGAATCAGACAGTAGAGGTAAGTTCGGCAGAGTACTAGGTGAACTTTGGATTAACTGTACTGAAGATGGACATGAGTTTGGTGGATGGACAAACATAAACAAATGGATGTGTGAGAGTGGTTATGCTGTTGGATATCATGGACAGAACAAAGATGATGTTAAAGGTGAACATTGGAAGAATCGTTTAATTCTAGAAGAACAGGGTGTACATGAGCTATTACAATGGGATGAAAACTGATGGCTAAGATACAAATACATAAACCCAAAATACAAATACCAAAAAATATCAAGAAGTCAAGACAAAGTGATAGCAAAGTAAATACTGCTAAAGAAATGATAAACGCTTCAGAAGAAGCATTGTGGGGGAAAAATCCTGTGGAAGCTCTAAAATTTGAAAGAATAGAAACCAGAAAGAAGATGAACTGGATTGCCAGATTCACACTTTCTTTAATTACATCTGGAACATTTTTAATTCTGTTATATTTGTTGTTTTTTTCAGACCTCAAAGATGGTCATCGCGACCTAATTAATATTTTAGTGGGTGCGTATGTTGGCGTATTGGCTAAGTCAACGGATTATTGGTTCAAAGATAAAGATGATGCTGAGGATAAAGAATCTCAGCAATTACACGCCGCAAATGGTGGTAATACTAAAGTAGAAGGGGAAGCAACCAATGGCTGATTTAAATGATTTTGGTTTCAGTACAGTAAGTTTAGATGAATATGAAGCTGAACAAAAAGTAACAGTAGATAGAGAAAAAGAAGTTGTTACTACTGCCACTGCTAGTATGAAGCCTGAGTTAGAAAAAATAGAATCTAAGATTGCAAGTCTTACTGATAGTATGAGAGTTCTGAGCGATGAAATGGCAGATAGAAAAGAAGAACTCAACGATAAGTGGGGTTCTAGAATGAATCAAGTAGAAGAATTAATTATTCCACTTCTCAAGAATCTTGCTAAAGATGGCGATAAAAAAGAATATATTCGTTGGCCAGGTAGAACAGATATTCTCAACTCACAAATAGATAAAATTACTGCGGTAACAAGGGGAGATTTTTGATTCAACTTACCGAAAGAGCAGCAAGAAATTTTAGGCGAATTCGTGAAGATGAAGAATTAGAAAATGATGTTCCACTACGAGTAGCAGTTAAGGGTGGTGGTTGTGCTGGGTATGAATATGTACTTACGTTTGATAATCCAAACAAGCGTGACTTGACATTTGAATCAAATGGTGTTACAATAGTAGTAGATAAGAAAAGTCATATTGTTATTGATGGTCTTGAAATTGAGTGGTCTACTGATCTATCAGCACCAGGCTCAAGATTTCAAAATCCAAGAGCAGCTTCAACGTGTGGTTGTTCTACTAGTTTTTCAATTAAATCATTAGAGTTTGAAAACCCTGTATGGATGAAGAACTAAAAAGTGGCATGTTTAAGAGTACCATATTTTCCAGACCCCGATTATACTTTTAAAACGGTGTATACAAAGAGACTTAAAAATGGTAATAAGCTTTGGATTATACAATTAATTTCAAACAAGAAACATTCTAGGTAATAGATCACTTATGGCATATTCAGAAAAAGTATTGGAGCATTATGAAAAACCGAGAAATATTGGTAGTATGGATACTGGGCGTGATGATGTCGGCACTGGTCTTGTGGGCGCTCCCGAATGCGGCGATGTTATGAAACTACAGATACAGGTAGATGATGATAACAAAATCATTGATGCAAAGTTTAAAACATTTGGATGTGGAAGTGCAATCGCTTCTTCAAGTCTCGCTACAGAATGGGTTAAAGGTAGAACCATTGATGAGGCAAGTATGATACAGAATACAGAGATAGTGAAAGAACTATCTTTACCACCAGTTAAAATACATTGTTCAGTTCTTGCAGAAGATGCAATCAAGGCGGCAATAAAAGATTATAAAAGTAAACAAAACTCGTAAGGAAACCAGATGGCAGATAAATCTATTGCAAACTTGGGCAAGGTGTCCACACCAACTTCAGAGGATTTAACATTATTAGTTACTGATGTAGCAACTCTACCAACTAATAAAAAATCAACTTTAGCAACTTTTTTCAATAAGATTCCTACATGGCTGGGGTTTTCTACAACTCCTGTTGTTTATACTGTTGGTGAAATAGATGTTACCACACCAGTATCATTTATTTCTGTAACTGGTACAACGACATTTACTCTTCCAGCTGGAACTACAGGACAAGTAAAAATATTAGTGTGTACCGTCGCTACAAGTACACCAGCTGGTACACTCACCCCTATAGCTTCTGCCAATGATGGTTATGATACAATTATTTTTAATGAAGTGGGCCAATCAGCAACTTTAATTTATGAGAATTCTGGATGGATTGTAATATCTTTGGGTGGTATGGGTATTGCATTAGAAAATACTATTGAAGATTAATCTTAAATAAAATAGGTATAATGGCATTACAAACTCAAACAGCTAAAGAGTTTTTTGTGAAAATTCAAGATATTGTAACTGATACTAGTATGAGTTACATGGACGCGGTTCTGTATTATTGTGAATCAAACAATATGGAGCCGGAAACTGCTGGGGGTTTAATTAATGGTAAACTCAAGCAGAGAATTCGGGAAGAAGCTGAAGAACTCAACTTCCTTCCTAAAACCGCACGTCTTCCCATTTGAAAGGGGGGTTGACAAATTTCAAATATATGTTATAATATTATTATACACTGCAAAACAAATATACATTGCTAAACACTAATACGAAAGGTAGATTATGTCTTTTTCAGATATGAAACAACGCAGTAAAACTAACCTCGCGTCTCTAATCAAAGAGACTGAGAAAATATCCAATCCAAATACATTCGGTGATACAGATGATCGTTACTGGCGTCCAGAGTTGGACAAGTCAGGTAATGGTTACGCTATTATCCGATTCCTTCCAGCACCAGAAGGTGAAGACTTACCGTGGGCGAGAATCTGGAATCATGGATTTCAGGGGCCCGGTGGCTGGTACATCGAAAACTCTTTGACTACTCTTGGTCAAAAAGATCCAGTAAGTGAACACAATTCCACTCTTTGGAATTCTGGTATTGAGGCAAACAAAGAAGTTGCCCGTAAACAGAAACGAAGATTGAATTACACATCTAATGTGTATATCCTCAAAGACCCAGCTCATCCTGAGAATGAAGGTCAAGTTAAACTTTATCGTTTCGGTAAGAAAATCTTTGACAAGATTAATGACCTAATGAATCCAGAGTTTGAAGATGAGAGTCCAGTAAACCCATTTGACCTTTGGGCTGGTGCAAACTTTAAGATGAAGATTCGTAAAATAGAAGGTTATTCTAATTACGATAAGTCTGAGTTTGAAGTTCCTAGTGCACTTCTTGAAGATGAAGCTCGTCTGGAAGAAATCTGGAAGTCGGAAAACTCTTTGAAAGAGTTGGTAAGTGAAGATAAGTTCAAAACATTTGATGAACTCAAAACTAAACTGGAACGTGTTCTTGGTTTGGGTAATTTATCAGCTAAAGTTGAAAGCGATCAAGGGGGTTTCAT